GGTAGAACCACAATTACAGTCAGACCTGATCTTGCAGATTATCGCGGATTACTAAAGGCACTTAACGTAATGGACAAAGAAGCCCAGTACGAATTAAAAAATGAGGTTTACGCAATCAGCTCATGGACTGCTAAAGGTATCCAACAGGCTGGGTTTGCCCACCCAATCTACCCAAGGCAAGCATCAATTGTGGCAGCAAGTGTAAAACCCTCAAGAGATCGTGTTCCAACGGTTCGTGTTGGTGGCAGTAGAGGTCGAGTATCGGGTGGCGCTAACGCTGGCCAATTATTGTTTGGCAATGAATTTGGTGGAGATCGCAATACCTACGGAAACTTAAATGCTTTTCCTAATGGCGGTTACAGATTCCCAGCACGAACAGCCCGAGAGGGTCGAGGCAACACTGGTTATTGGATTTTCCCTACCTTAAAGGCAATGCAACCCGAAATTAAAAAGAGATGGTTTGCGGCTTGTAACAAAGTCATGGACAGTTGGGCAAGGTACTCATAATGGCCGATACACGCACACTCAAACTTTCATTACTTGCTGATGTCAATAAATTCCTTGCTGGTATGGACAAGGCCGATACCGGCACAAAGAAATTTAGTTCATCTATTGGCAAATACTCAAAGGCAATGGCTAAATCATTTGCAGTGGCTGGCGCAGCTGCTGGCGCGTATGCAATTAAGTTAGGTGTTGATGGAGTCAAGTCAGCAGTTGAGGATGAGCTTAGCCAAAAGAAACTTGCCCAAGCCTTAAAAAATACAACCAATGCAACTGATGAACAAATTGCCAGCACAGAGGATTACATCAAGAAACAACAACTATCATTTGGTATTGCTGATACAAAGTTGCGTCCGGCACTGGCTAACTTAGCCAGAGCGACTGGGGATGTTACCCAAGCACAGAAACTTAACAACCTTGCAATAGACATTTCAGCCGCCACAGGCAAAGATTTAGAGGGTGTCAGCCTTGCCCTATCCAAGGCCTACAACGGCAATCTGGGTGCATTAACCAGACTTGGTGTGCCATTGGATGCCAGCATCATTAAGTCCAAGGATTTTGGCGCAGCAACTGATGAACTGCAAAAGTTATTTGGTGGATCAGCCCAAGCCAATACAAAGACATACGCTGGCCAATTAGCAATCCTTAGTGAGCGCTTTAACGAGATCAAAGAGGATTTAGGTGCAAAACTAATTCCAATTTTGAAGCGATTCTTGGAACAAGTAAACCTAGTTGCAATGGGCTTTGCTGGCGATGATCCTAACAAGGGACTATCTAACAAAGTAAGACAATTGGATCGTGACTTGGGTGGTGGCCCCGGTGGTGCTTACAACTTAGGAAAATCACTTGCAGATGTTGCTGATGCTTTTGGAACTTTATTTGGCGCACTAGCTGGAGGCAATGCAACCAAGGGTAATGACAACTTACAAAACCTTGCTGATGCTATGCAAAATGTGGCTGATGGTATCAATGCCACTGCTAATGCATTTACTCGATACAAAAAGGTCTACGACAGCGTGCCAAAGGGCTTACGCGATTTCATGAACCCATTTACCCGCTTAGGTGATTATGGAAAGTTGTTTAGCAATAGCAGTGTCGGCAGCTCTAAGGGTGGGTCTAACAACGCATCAGGTACAACCATAATCATGAATGGTGTTGTTGATGGTGAGTCTGCTCGCCGTAGCATCGAGAGAATAATGCAAGACTCCTCACGCCGTACAGGTGCTATCAACCTTGCTGGGGCAACACTGTGACCGATTACGATCCGTATCCCACAGTTACTTTTGGTGGCGTGACTACATACGCTGATCAGACCATAAGTTCAATCTCAATTCGCAGTGGTCGCAATGATGTTACCGAGCAACCCCAGCCCGGCTACGCATCAATTAGCTTGTGGACTGATGCCAATGATCCATTAGATGTGGCCTTAAGTCAGTCAGTATCTATTGCCATTGACAAAGGCACAACAGGTACACAGGAACTTTTCTATGGCACGATCTCGGACATTGACATAAGCCTGCAAGCCTACGGATCAGATGGCTCGGTTGCTATTTACACCATCACAGCCGTTGGCCCACTAGCTGCGCTTAACCGCCGATTGGTTGGCGCGGCAAATTACGCCAAAGAGAATGACGGCACACGAATCCTAAACATTTTGAGTGAAGCATTCTTGACTGAATGGGATGATGTAGCACCGACACTTACTTGGGCAGGTGTGCCAATCGGAGTGACTTGGGCTAGTTACGATGCCATTGGCCTTGCTTTAGTTGATAATTTGATAGCCAATGTGGATGTGCCGGGGCAATACGAACTTGAGGCATACAATGATGGTGAAACTGATGCCTACTCACTAACAACCATTGCAGCTAATTCTGGGCGTGGTGTGCTTTGGGAGGGCCAAGATGGTGACCTGCATTATGACGATTACTTGGCTAGATCAACGGCCACACCGCTAGTCCTAACCGCTGATGATCTACTCGCCCAAGGCTTGCGAACTCAAGCGCAATGGGGCGAGATCGTAAACGATGCAATCGTGACCTACCGGGCAGGACAAACCGAGGCTAGAGATGAGCAGTCAATCATTCTCTATGGCCAGTTATCAGGCACACGCGACACCGTATTGCATAACCTTGCAGATGCCGAGGCACAGGCCACCGACTTTATTGAGTCACGCGCTTACCCAAGAATGTATCCAGAGCAGCTGACGATCCCATTACACTCACCAACTGTCAGCGATGCCACTAGGGATGCCTTAGCCGCCGTTTACAACGGCCTACGGGTAAGCACAACCGCATTGCCAGCAGTATTTGGCACAACCTTTGATGGCTTTGTAGAGGGCTACACATGGAACTTGACCCGATACACCGCTGAATTGGCTTTAACTTGCTCGGCATACTCCGAGACATACTCATCAATTATTTGGTATCAAGTCCCACCAACACAGACATGGGCAACGTATAATGCAAGTATCCAATGGGAGGATTTATAAATGGCAACAACAACCCCTAATTACGGGTGGGATGTACCAACATCTACCGATTATGTTAAAGATGGCGCAACCGCCATTGAGACCCTTGGCGATGACATTGATGCCACTTTGTACGCAGCACTAGGTGGTAACTACCCCGGCTTGCGTTTAGTTAAAACACAGACCATTGGTTCAGGCGTTTCAACTGTGCAAGTTACCGATGCTTTTAGCACAACATACGACAATTATTTGATTATTCTTTCAGGCGGCGTTGGATCAACTGCTACTGGTATAAACCTAACCTTAGGCGCAGCTGTAACTGGTTACTACCGAGGCGGAAACTTTACAAGTTACAGTTCAACAACTGTCACTGGCTTAGCTGGTAGCAATGTCACTAACTGGCAGTCTGTCGGAGTAGCAACCACAACATCACTTGATGCCAGAGTAGAGTTGTACGATCCGTTTTTAGCCAAAAATACGAAATTTCGCGGTTCTTATGCATCAGCTTTAACAACTGGTGAAAGTCTTGTGCAAGGTGGTTTTTTGAATGATACTACTTCATACACTTCTTTTACTTTCACAAAAGCAAGTGGAACATTGACAGGCGGCACAATTGCCGTCTACGGATACGCAAAGAGTTGATGACATGGCAACAGCAAAAACAACCGCAATTGAAACAGAACCACGACCATTGATTCAAATTGATGATGAGATTCGTGAAATGAATGACGAGGAATACGCGGAATACCTACTCATCACTGCTGGCGAGTAGGCAAATAATGTCATTCCTAACATGGTTTGCACATAGTCCAATAGCCTCTTTCGTTAAAGTATTTGGAGCAGGTGTGCTTGGCTGGTTACTTGTAAACGCAGACACATTAGGCATTCACCCGGCATTAACCATTGGTTTAGTGTCGGCACTGCCAATCATAATTAACTGGCTAAACCCAGAGTATGACAATTACGGCAGGGCCAACTTAGATGAAACCGATTAAAGCAGGTATTGTTTCATTTCCCTATGGGGCTAAGTATAAAACAGGTGGCATTCATAAAGGCATTGACTACCGCGCACTAATAGGAACTCCAGTTGTAGCAGCTGTGCCGGGTGTGGTCGTACACGCTGGCAAGCACATCTACAAAAAGGGCTGGGGCTGGGCCTTTGGCATCCATGTCATTGTAGACAATGATGCCTTTCCAGACGGCACAGCAGGCCTTTGGGCAGGTTATTGTCACCTCAATGGAGTAAATGTAGCAGTTGGCCAACGTGTCCGGCAGGGGCAGTTACTAGGCACATCAGGCAACACTGGCCGATCCACCGGTCCACACTTACACTTCCAAATTCTTGCCAGCCGTACTTGGAATCCAACTAAGTTTAGAAACCCTGAAAAGTGGATCAAAGCATGAGCCAATACATAAGCCGTAAATCAGATGCCAACAGCCGTATTCCCACACAGTCTTTACGAGCTGAGGTGTGGGCCACATTAGAGGTAGATGGCCTTTACTCTGTTATTCCAAATGCCAACTCAACCACTGGTGCATTGTTTGCTACATACCTAAACATCAAGACACCTAAAATCGGTGGGGCAACTGAACTTACAATCAAGTGGGTACGCGATCCCAAAGGCATAAATGATGCAACTGGCTACCAGACATTTAGCTTAAAAAAAGGTGGGACTACATTTGTAAAGGATGTATGGCTATTCCAATCTAAGAAAGGCCAGCCAGTGGCATTGGAACTTAAAGCCAATGGCAAGGCCACAATAACTACACGGGAAATCAAGTTGGCTATCTCATGAATGACTTGATCACTGCCGGGCAACTGGCAGCTGCGCTTATTGCAATCCTTACCCTTGTGGGAATGCTGGTCAAATGGGGCATAGTTAAACCCATAAAGGCCTACATAGACACCATGACTTATGCCATTCAGCCTTATGCCAATGGCGGAAAATCCTTACCAGACTTGATAAATAAGGTCGATGCACTACATCTAGTGCTTCAAAACCACATAGACACAAGTCACAACACGCCTGTTTTCTCAAAGTGCTTGTGCGACTCCTGCACTTCGTGCTAAAACTATTCATGTAAGCGCCAAGGCTTACAACTAAGAATAGGAAATCAGGGCATGACAATAGTAATTGTTTTATACGCAGTAGTTTTATTTGGCTTAGGTGTCTTTACAGGCATCTACATAGAGGCACAACACAGGCTAAGACTTAGAGCTAAATTTCGTGCGATGCATGGGCCAACCATTGAGGAATCAATGTGGAAAGACGGCTGGAGAATCTAATGGCATTTGACATCACTAATTACGTTACAGCCGCCGAAAGAGTTGCCATGTTCTATGAAAAGTTTCCTGACGGAACAATTCAATTTGAGTACATGGGTGTTATGGATGGCGATCCTACAAAGATGTGGGGAGTAGCCAGAGCATACCGAACACCAGAGGATTCATTGCCGGGCATTGGAACAGCATCAGAGTTTATTATTGGCAAGACTCCATACACATTTGGGTCAGAGCTGCAAAACCTTGAAACAAGCTGCTGGTCAAGAGCTGTGGCAAGCCTAAACATTGGAACATCTAAAGGCATAAGCAGTAAAGAGGAAGTCGCCACGAGCCGACAGAATCAAGCACCCGGGCCAGCGAAGCCAAGGCAGGTGGTGCAAGAGCCACCCAGCGACACGATGGAAGCCGACCCATGGCTATCTGTACCAGCCATGGATGAGGGCATAGGCACTGATGAGGATGAGACATTAGTGCCTATGTGCCTCCATGGCGCGATGAATCGCCGAAGCGGTATTAGCAAAAAAACAGGTAAGCCTTACGCTGGTTATTTTTGTGACAATGAGCCACAGTGTGATCCAAAGTTTGATCGGTCATAACGATGAGAAAACTTGACATGGATAAAATCGTAGATGAAATGAATCGAGTGAGTGAACTTATCACTTATGAGGATCAACAAGATGCCGCTTACATGGCTGGCTATGGTTCGGCAATAATTCAATTATTGACAAGTTTTGCAGAAATGATTGATGATGATTTGAGTGACAATGAGCCATCCTGATCACAGCAAGCATTGTCATTGCGTATGTACTGACTTGTGGGAATTACAGGCAGCCATTGAGGAAGCTAGAGCGATACACATACGCAAAGATCCAAGTGATAAGAATTGCCTAGTTTGTGGCACAACAAGCGAGAACTGTGACAATTGCAAGTTCTTAAAAGACTGCATTGTGTGTGGCGAGGAATGGCCTTGTGACACATTTATAGCATTGGACTACATGGCATGAGTAAATGGGAGCTTGAATTTCATACAACCTTAATGACTTTATTAAGGCTTACAAGGAATCTAAGAAGCATGGACTGTGAGCATTGTGCTGACCTACT